CTACTTTGTCGGATCGACCAATTTGCCTTTTCGGTTGCGAATATAGTGCATAGTCATGGTTTGGCTAGAGTGTCCGAGGAGTCGGCTGGCGGCTTCCAGGCTGATGCTTTCGTCTTTGTCGGTGGCGGCTTTTGCTCGGAGGTCGCGGAATTGAAAATCGGCTTTATCGATGCCGGCATTTTCGCGGGCCCTGTCCATGCCACCGCGCAGCATTGAGGTAGTGAGCGGCTGGCCGAGGTAGGCATGGCGGCCACCCATGTACACAAACAACCGATCATGCCGCTGTTCGCCGCGCTCTTGCAGTAGTTGGGTGATAACCTCCTCCAGCAAACCAGTGATGCGGATGCGCAGGCGGGTTTTTACTTTGTTTTGTCGCACATACAGCTCACCGTCTCGGATGTCTCCGGTTTTGATTTTCAGGCAGTCGGCTACGCGCTGGCCGGTTAGGTAGGCGACGAGCATAATAAATTGGATGTGTCGTTCGGCCACGCCATACACCTGCCAAAACACATCATCATGCACATACACGTCCCGGCCGGATTCCTTATTGCGGCTGACACCCCGGCAGGGGTTTTCTTTCGATGTATAGCCCCACTCCCGAGCCTTATTAAATATATGACTAAACAAGGCTATTTCACGATTTGCGCGCACTTTCGCAGTTTGGCTGCGCCAGTCTAAATATTCGCGGATGTTTACCGGCTCAATCTCATTGATTGGTGCGGGCGGATCATCAAAAAACTCGAGCAGCTTTTCCAGCTCCCGCAAATTATCGGCTTGGGTGGCCGGGCTTTTCTTGGGTAATACCTCTCGCTTGTAGCGATTTGCCACATATCGAAATGTTAAAGCCGCATTTAGGCGGCCATGAATCTGCTGCTCGCAATATTCCTGTTCGTAGTCGGCGTATTTTCTCAACGCCTCGAAAAAATCCGACCCCAAAGCCAACCATTTGCGCGGCTTGGCGCAAGTGTCATAGTAGTAATACACCTTGCCGCTGCTGGTAGTTTTGGCGCGCATTCGCGCTGGTAGATTGCGGGTGGCTGATTTCATTTTGCTTATACCTTGATTTTGCTACTCTGCCATTTACGGCGCGGGCTGGCGGCCTGCTCTTGTCTACCTTCGAGCACGGCGCGGATCACAATAGGGCGGCCGGTTGGATTGGTGATAAACGGGATCCCCATTTGGCGCAGTACGTCGCATTGCTTTCCGTAGCGTTTATAGTCGGTGAGGCTGGCAACCTCATCCCTAGTTAAAAACATTTCGCTCATCTTAATTTTCTCCGGTGGCCGCCGTACCCAAGGGCGCGGCGGCTAAATCATGGTTTTCAGGTAGCCTGAAACCGGCCACAATCAATGCACGATGTAGAGCGCATCATGTTCGGTTTCGAGACGGGCGAGCAGGGTGTCGAGCTCGGCCATCACGCTTTCAGCGGTATCGTGGCGTTTTGGTGCCGGCCAGCGGCGATGCGGGGTTTTAAATGGGGTTAGGTCAATCGCGGTTTCAGGTAGCCTGTTGGCCGGCGGTGAAAGGCGGTCGAGGTGGCGCAGGTGGTGTTTGTATTCGCGCGTAGCATCGGATTGGGCCCGTGTCTGCTCGGCGGCGGCGCGGGCGGCGGCAACTTGAGCGGCGGCTTCGCGGATGTTAATGGCGGGTTGGGCAGTCAAATCATGCAGCGCCCCGTGCAAAATGGTGATTTCACGCTCTTTAATAATCGCAGGCGCTTCGCTTTCCAGCACCCGATCTATCTGTTGCAGTATCTCTTCACGCAGTAGCGGGATGTGGCAACGCGGCGGCTCCATACCGCGATATGGATTTCCCCCAAAAACCTTATCATCTTCTAATTCAAAATCAGCTACTTCTCCCACTTTTTTCGATTTCGTAGAGTTATTGACACCAGTCCAAGGGGCGGCTTTGCCGCCCTGCAGCATCTGCCATTCGTGGATGCGGCTAATTTTTAAAAGCCCTGTTTCCGGTTCAATCACCCCGCGAATCATTGGCGGGCGTGGCTCTTGGTAGCGGTTAAGTTCTTTCGGGTCTTCTTTGTAGAGGTGGATAGGGCGAGCCGAACGACTGGCAGTAGCGCCGCCCATAATCATCGTAAATTTACCCCAGTCTCCAGCATCGGCAGCCAGTGCAGCGCGGACGATGGTGTCGTTGTAGTCGCCAGCAGTCATGCCCTCGCGGCGCAGCTCGCGCCAAGTGGTAACGGGAGCACCACCGATTTGCTGGAACTGGCGGATGCCGTGCAGTGATGCCCAAGCATCCACCAGCTCGGCGGTCTCCACCACATTGCGGCCATCGGCTTCGTAGTCGATACCCACGCTGTCGCCCAGCGTGTTTTTGCCGTCGATATTTTTAGCGATGTATTTGGCAATGTAGCCGGCTGCCGTGCCGCGCCGCCAATCGATGGCTTTAAAATTAACGCGGGCATCCACCTGCTGAAAGGCGCGGTAGTCGGCAGCCGCCCAAAAACCGGCTTCGGTCTGCATATCGGCCAGCAGCGACCTAATACTAGACACATGGCCGCCCTGCTCGATGGCACGGCGGCGCTGGGCAGCTTGAATCAATTTAGCCTGCTCGGTAGCGGCGGCCTTGGTCTCAAAGTAATCCAATCCCAACTCCTCACGGCTATCGCGGCAGGCGTAGCGGGCAACGGTGCGGCGGAAGGCTTGGTGGTGCTCCTTCGGCATAAAAAACAAACCATGCCAATGCGGCGTGCCGTCGTGGTGCGGTTCGGCCACACGGAAGCCGTACACAGCAATCTCTTGGCGCTGCAGCGAGGCTTGGATACGCCCCCACACTTTTTGCAAATAGGCTTGCGCTTCGGCGGGCGTACTGCCGTCGTATTTGCTGTTTTGGTTGCCTGAAATATGATGCGCCGCGTGAAAGCGGCTAGGGCAGGTTAAGGTGATAAATTCGCCGATGTGCCCCGTTTCGCGGGCGATGTATTCAAAACCGGCAATGCGGGTCATCAGCTCGGCGCGACGGATGGCTGGGTTGGCGTTGGATTTTTCCACCAGCTCGGCCAGCGTGAAGGTTTGCCCCAGCTCATTCACCATCTGCAGCGATTCGAGCATCATGCGGTTGCGGTGTTTCTGCTGGCGGCGTCGCTGCAGCGATGGCGCAGAAACATAGAGCCAATGGCGACGGTGGATAAGGTTGAAGTCTTTGCGCAGGAGATTTTCCAGTCGGCGGCCGATGGCACGGCGCAAGAAACGACGCCACCAGCGAGCATCCTGCAGGCGCAGAGTAATCGCTTCCCAGTTGTTGGCTTTGATTTGCTCGGCAAAGCGGCTTTGCCAATCATCCAATCCCTGTTCCTCTGCCAGCTTGAGCTGTTTCAACACATTCATGCCATACATAGCGCGGCTGCGGAACAAAGCAGCCTGCTTGTCTGCGTAGCTGCGAATGTCGTCGTCTGATGCGTTTAAATCCAGCGGCAGCGGATTCCACATAAACGGGCGAGCAAATTCACAGAGCCATAAGTTTGCCGCGCTGTCGCTGTACTCATACTGCAGCGCATGGGGTTTGCACACCGGTTTCACGTTTGCAATCTTCAGCCAACGCTGCCGCGCCATCTCGGCGATGGCGGCGGGCATCTTGTCTAAAAATTCCTGGGCAAACGGGGTGACTTGGGTGAGCATGGCTGGCTGATTTAAAGTTGTGGCGGTGCTGGTAATTTAATTGGTTGCCAGTGAGTAATGTTCTGGACAGATAGGGACGGGTACATTATGGAGTCCCCCCAAACATATTCTCCCGTTTCCTGGTCTAAACATCGGTAGGCAATCATAACTGCCGGAACAACTGGACTAAATTTCGATAGCGGATTGGGGTAAATAAAATATTTTTGACTAGTGCCCAAGGAACCTTTAGACATTAAGTTTGGATCATCTTCAGGCAGCCTATCCTTTACACTTATCCATTCGGATTGTGCGGCGCGGGCACACCAACCTACCAAATATGCGTGTACCGTCGCGTTATGCAGCATGGATTCGAGCTCTAAATATTCTTCAGCCCCTGGTATTTCAGGTTGCTCACTAAACCATTCATAAAATGCTTTAAATTCTTGGTCGATATTAATTTTTGTGAGTTTCATGATTTGCCTTTCTTGGATTGTTGAATAAATCGGTTCGGCGGCAGGTGCATTTGTGCAAACCGCGCTGTTTGCGGCGCACATCGGCGGCAATCACTGCATAGTCAATATCCTTGGCGAGGTCGGGAAATCCGGCCTGCTCGGCAATTTCAGCCAGCGTGTCGAGGCAGGCGTATTGATACATGAAGCCACCCTCGGCCAGAGCAGGCTCGCGGTGCATCACTTTCTCGTTTATCAGCACCTTATGCTTTTCAAACAGTTTGGCCAGAATGTCTTGGAGGTTCATCAAAATAGCTCCTGTTGTTTAGGCTCGTTTTCATCTATCCACTCATAAATAAACATAGGGAAACACTGCGCGGACGGAACGATGTTTAAATCTGGGATTTGGTCGGTTATCAGGCAGGAAAATCCGGCTGGCGTGCTGCTGGTGCAGATAACTAGGTTGTTGCCGAAAGGCGGGATGGGTGGTGAGTTCATTTTTTCAGGTAGCCTGAATTTTTTGCTTCCAGTTCGGCCATCACTTCTTCGCGGCGGCGCCGGGCTGCTTGGCCGATGGCTTGGTATTTGCCGCAGGCCGGTCGGCGGGATGGCAGAAAGTTGAAACATTCGCCTTGCGCACAGGCGGCGAAGCCGTGGCGCAGCATGGGCGCTGGTTTCGGTTCGCCATCCTTTCCTGTTTGACTGGCTTGCCAATGGCGGCAGGTGCGGCATGTACTCATGCTTATTCCCCTGCCGGTTCCAGCACCACGCCGGCCATTGGGTCTTGACTGGTAGCGGCGGCCAAGTCGGCAGCCTGGCGGCGGCTGTGGCAGTCGGCACGGGCTTGCTCGGTGGCGAGGTCGGCAGCGGTGATTTGGTGCTGCAAATCTTGGTTTACCTGAAAATACAGGCCGGCGCGGCGTTCGGCGTTATCCAGCTCGGCCTGCATGGCGGCCTGCTGCCCTGCGCGGTAGGAATCGCTAATGTATTCACCGGCCGGCAGGCCGATAAGGATGCCGAACAGTATGGCGGCGACTTTAGACATGGTTTTCTCCTCTGTAACGGAGCGTAAGCGTGATGGTTTCGGACAAATCGCTGGGATTAACCAGCCAAATAACGATGATTGTGATGTCGTACCCGGCCAGCTCTTGCGGCTCGCTGCGGCGCAGCTCCCAGCCGCTCTCCTCGGTAAACTCTTGCACGGCACGGTCGATGCGAACGTCTTGCTCCACCGTATCAATATCGAGCAGCAGAGTGAGTTCGCTGTAGTCGGCAAAATTGCCCAGTTGGAACAACACCCCGGCAGACTGCAGGCAGTCGGCCAGCTGTTGCAGCGGCTCATACATGGCACAGGCGCGGTCGGCTTTGACGTAGATACTGTGGATACTTTCGGCGGCGGCAGCCTGAATCATTTTGGCTACCTGAAAATTCGGGGTCGGGTTAGTCATAATGGCGGCTCCCTTGGCGCTGGTTGAGCTGGTCGATAAGGCGGCTGATGTGGTCGGCGGCGGTGCTATCGTGGCTGTGTACAGCCTGCATGGTTTCCCATACACCGGCGAGCTGGTTGTAGGCGGCGGTGGCGAGGTGGCCGCTTACGCCGTCAGACAGGGCGGCATTGGCGGCGGCGATGGCATCGCGGTAGAGGCGGTTGCCGAGACGGATCACAGCCTGCTGTTGTTGGGCGTTCATGCGGCCTCCCTTTGCCGACTAGCGGCCGGTTTGAGCGATGGGGCGGTGAGGCGTACTTGCGGCTGCACGGCGCGGATACCGAGGCGGCGGGCGGCGGCACGGGCGGCGATGATGCACTCGTCCAGCTGCCACAACAGATTGGCTACTTCCGGCAGGCAGAGCGTGCCCACCGGCAGCTCGTAGGTGATGAGGGTGGTGTTGATTTGGGCGGTAGCACGGTGAATGTGGCTGCACAGCTTTTGCACAATCTCCACTCCTTCGGCCTGCTTCGGGGTGAGCAGGCGGCTGGCGATTTGATTGGCCGGCAATTCGTGCACCATCGGCTGGCGCGTGGCGGCGGTTTGCATGGGCACATGTTCGGCTAATTTAGCCAACATCTGATTACGGCAATCCCAAGCGGCTTGCGTATAACCGGCGGGGCGCGGTTTTTCAAATTGCTGAATTAATTGCATTTTATTTTTCCTTTCCCTTTTTTAGGGCGGCAAAAACCCTGCTGCACGCAGCAAGCGGCAGCGACGGGCTTAAAATAATTGGTCTTCTACGGGCGGGGGATCTCTGAAAAAACTGGCATCTACTGTTTCAGGTAGCGTGCCGTGGCGCAGCGGGGCTGGCGGCTCATGAGTGGTTTTGATGATTTCGAACATGCCCAAACCACGCCAGCCGCAGAGGTGGTTGGTGCACCAAACATAGTATTGGCGCGTGAGCTGGCTCGGCTTGCTGCTACCGCGCACTAGGCAGCGGTGGCCGCAGTTGGGGCAAACCACCTGAACGCGGAATTTGCCCGGCTCGTGTTGGTTACGGTTTTTCAGCGGCATCTGAAAAATCCCCATAGATGCGGTCGGTGAGCGCGGCCACAGATACCAGGCGGTTTACCACGCTGCGCACCTGCGCCCACAGCTCGGCACTTTCGGAGCGGCTTAAAAAACCGTCGGCGGTGGATTCGCGCCATTGCACGAACAGCTGGCCGAGCTCTTCAACCGCGCCGTGCAGGTGGTCGCGGATGTCTTCGCCGAGCAGGGCGGCAGCATCCATCTCCGGCACCGGTACAAACACCCCGCCGCTTTCGGCAGCCACGGCGGCGGCAAAGTCGGTGCGGTCGGTGAGGCGCTGCAGCAGCATGGCTTCAGCAATGCCGATGCGCTGGCCTTTGACTTCGTAGAGGCGGTTTTCCAGCGCGGCAGTAGTCATACCGAGCATGGCGGCGCTGGCGGCGTAGCCACCGTTTGGCGACTGTGCCATCGTGCGGATGGCTTGATTGATGGGGCTAGGCGTCATCAGTTATCCCTTTCAGCAGCACATCTAATTCCGTGATAAGCTCTTCCTGTTTTTTTAACCAATTATCAAAGTAACTGGATCTCAAAAATGAATCAGAAACTATCTTACGACGAGCTTGAGAAGATGCTCCGCGCAGCATCATCACGATTGAGCAGTGCAGAGAAAGAACTCGACGCTCAAGAACTGCTAATTGCTGCCTTGCTGCGTAACTCCTTAGCCGAATACAGTGGCGATAAAGCTGCCGTTCGAGATCGGATTGCGGCTCTTGCTGCAGAGGATCAGACGCTCGGCCTGATGCTGCATTCTCCCGAGCCGGAAGAGGAGCAGCGGGTGATTGAGGAAGCGTTGGCGACGCTGGATTCGCGGCTGAAACTGCACAATCAAACGGGGTGCTGACGATTTCATCGGGTGCGGCCTGATAGGCCTCGGCGATGCGCCGGTTGATTCGATGCAGGCGCGACAAAAGTCGGCGCAGTTTTTTGCTGTATTGGATTTTTGCCATGATTAGCCCTTTCGTGTCTTGGTGTTCAGGTAGCCTGAAAGGGCTTAGGATGCGGCCACGGCTGTAGCATTTACCGATTTAGCCTTTTCCACGGCGGCGAGCCGGATAAAGGTAGCCATCGGCAAAGTCATTTGGGCGGCTGCATCACGAATTAAATTCATGTCCTCGTAGCGTATGCGCAGATTAACGGCCTGTGAAACGTTGGCGAATTTGCTATCAGAAGGAGGGTTACTGCGCTGGTTGATATTTCTGGGATTCATAGTAAAATGCCCTTTTGTGGTTAATTGTGGTGATAAGCTAGCTATTGGATAGCTGTATTAACTTGTGGTGAGCGAAATATACTATCCAATCACTAGCGATGCAAGCCTAAGATTAGCGTTTCTGTTAATCTTAGGCTTATCACGTTGTTTCTAAATTGGATAAAGTTTTGAATGCCGTTGCCCGCGCGAAATTGGCGCTAGGAGTTGAGAAAGATAGTGAGCTTGCCCGCTCGCTTGAAGTTAGTACGTCTGTTATTCCTGGCTATCACAAGCGCGGTGTGCTACCGCTTGAACAGAGCATTAAGATTGCCGAGCAAACCGGCGTTTCGCTGGATTGGCTGATATTAGGCAAAGGCTCTGCCCCACTTAATACTAAAGATCCAAACCAATCCGTGATGGATTATGTTTGGGAAGAGCGGAAGCTGCGTTGGGAAAAAGAAGAGCGGGAGCAATCGGATGCGGTTTGGGTGCCGCTGTATAACGTGGCGGCCAGCGCGGGGCATGGCAATTTTTTCGATGAAGAAAACATTGTGCAGCTTATTCCGTTTAACCGCCGCTGGTTATTGAGCGAAGGCTTGTATCCGGAAAAATTGAGCTGCGTTTCGATCACGGGCGACAGTATGGTGCCGGGCTTAAACAATACCGACATCACGCTGATTAACCACAATAAGACACAGGGCGACGGGGTATTTGTGCTGCAACTGGCCGGCGCGGTGCGGGTGAAACGCCTGCAATGGCTGGCAGACGGGCGGCTGCGCATCAGCAGCGACAATCCGATCTACGAAACTGAATATCTGAAATTGGATGAGCTGGCGGATGATTTTGCGATTATCGGCCATTGCCACACGAAGATTGGACGTGTGGTTTAACTTTACTTAGGAGATAAAAATGGCAGCTCTAGGCGGGCTACTGGTTTTGCTTGCCCTTGTTTTATCGGTGTGCTCCATCGTGGGGGCGATTTCCCCTAAATTATTTTCACGTTTATCAAAAGACGGCAAAATTCCCAGCCGTCTGTTTCTGTTTTTTGGGTTTAACGTGGCGGCGATGCTAGCGATGGGGATTGGCGCATCAATGCTCCCTACTCCACCAAATAATCCGCCTCAAACCGCTGCCGAATCTCCTGCATCTGCCGCACCGGCAGCCTCTCTTCCTGATACGGAGGCAACCGAGGATGACGTGAGTGAGCCGGAAGAAAATGTTGCCGCTGCCGAAGAAAATAGAGTGGAGTTTGACTTTGATTTTCCTACGTTAAGGAATCGCATTAACGCTGATTTTAAATCAGTGCAATCATCTTATCGTATTCCGTCCAATATCCATCCACAGGGTGATGAGAATGCGTACAATCTAACAACATCTGCTGTTTTATCTGACAACTTATCCTTTATTACTTCGATTACTCCAACCACACAAAAAGTAAATGGCATTATGGTTCTTTATGTGCCTGGAGATAGTAACAATATACAGATTTTAAATGATATTATGACTGCTTCATTTATTGTTGCCGCCGCCGATGGTGACAATGGGAATAAAACGGTTGGAGGGAAAATTATTACAATGGTTACCGACGCCGTTAAGGAATTTACCGACAATGGCGCAGACAAATCTGTAAATCGAAAATTTGTTTTTAATAATACGGAATATACCGTTTTAGTCGCTAAAGGGATGCCCATTACACTCGCAGCATCTCCCAAAAAATAAGCAGTATCAATTAAATAATAAGGCTACCTGAAATTTTCAGGTAGCCTTTTTGCCGGGTGCCGGTTTGGCATCGCTCTCGGTAGGCTCGTCTAGGTTGATTTGCCCCTCGAGCTGGATGCCGCAGCTGTAGCCACTGCTGTCGAGGCGGTGGCTGATTTCTTTAATCAGCCATTGCTGGCTGTCGATTTCGGGCTTAAAGCCGGAAACGCTGACGGGTGTTTCCGGCGTGAGGTCGGGGCGGCCGACGGCCAGGGTGAGGCTGAATTGGGCAGCACCGCGCAAGAGGCGGCGGAAGGCGGCACGGGCACCGGTGAGGGCGGTTTGCTCGCTGGCATAGAGGTGGCGAAGGGTTTTGATTTTGAGGCCGTCGGTGTTGATGCGGCGGGTGGTTTCAACGGTGCGGGTGATGGTGTGGCTGCCATCTCTGCGCCGGCGGCGGGTTTTGCGGGTTTCGGTTTTGCGCTGCGGCTCGAGGTTGTCTTTGTTGATAACGACCTCTTTGCGGCGTCCGGTTCGTTTGTCGGTGTAGTAGGCGCGGACGGCATTGTAGGCGTTGGTGGCCGAGTAGTTAAAGCTGTGATTGTCGCCGCTGGCACGGGTGATGGTGAGCGGCGGGATGGGCGCACCGCCGGCGGTTTGCGCCTCACCGGCTGGGATAAACAGCAAGCGGCCGGCTTTGACGGTTGCGATGGCGTCGTAGCGCTCGGCGAGACGGGAAAGGAAGCTGGCGTCGCTCTCGTTGGTTTGGTCGATATGGGCGATGGTCTCCCGCCGGTATTGCTCGGCAATGCGGTATTGATAGCCGTGCTCTTTGGCGATGGCCTCGACGATTTGATAGAGCGTTTTTTTGTGCCAGCTGCGCTCTTTCTGCTGGGCAAGGGTTTCGGCAAGGTCGGCGGCGCGGGCGGTGATGTTCAAGCGGTCGGGGGCGCCGGTGTGAGTGAACTCGGAAAACAGGTATTCGCCTTTATCAACAATGCCGGTTTCCTGATAGCCGAGATGCAGGGTGATTTTACTGCCCGGACTAGGGATGGCGATGGCGCCATCGTAGTCGTCAAGCTCGATGGTGAGTTCGTCGGCCTCGAAGCCGCGTTTGTCGGTGAGGTCGATACTGACAATGCGTGAGAGGGTGGCGCTGCCGAATGGCTTACCGTTGATGGTGAGGCGGGCGACGGGCGTTAGGTGGCGGCCACCGCTGTCGGTGAGGGTGGTAAATATTTTGTTGGCGGTTTCCGCCACGGTGTTGAGCAGGTTCATGGCTACACTCCCACCAAGCTGCGCACCATGCCGACGGCGAGGCCGAGCGCTTCGCCCTCTAATCCGAAGGCATGGTCGGCTACTTTTTTCAGGCCCATGCTAAAACTGATGGCGCGTGCTTTGCCGTCGTACATCAGCTGGCTTTGCTTATCTTGAATATCGGTGATGACGTAGCTACCGAGCAGCTGGCCGGTGCCGAGAATAAGCGGCCACGGCTTGCCGCCATCAGCCATGCTGCGCAGCAGGTTGATGCTCATGTCGCCGCCAGTAACTTCCGGGCGCAGTTCGGCCTGAATAGTGATCGTGTCCGGCTCTTTGCCGGTGTATTGCGATGGCGGCGGGCTGTCGCTGCCGACAATGCTTTTGTGCGGATGCCGCCAGCTTTGGCTGCGGTCGATGCCGTGGTAGGGGATGGTGGCGGTGTGAAACACGAAAAAGCCGAGGGTGGCGAGGGGCATAGGTTAATCCTTGTCTTGGTAGCGTGAGTTAGCGCGGCGGGCAGCGATGGCTTGGCGCTTGTCCAGCTCGGCTGCCACGGCACGGGCGATGCTGCGCTCGTCTTGGCCTGGGGCGGCATAGACGTTAATGGTAACGCCGCCGGCGCCAGCCAAAGCAGGCGCTGGGCTGGTATTGCCGCCACCTAAAGACTGCAGGGCGCGCAGGCCACTGGTGCGCAAGGCTTCTACAGCGCGCCAACCGCCGAAGCGGCGCACGTCGGCTTGGGAAAATACCACCTCACCACGATGCACCAGGCCGGCGATTTGGTTGATACCGCCAGCGCCGGTGTAGCCGCCGACGGAAAAACCTTTGGCGAGGCGGCCACCGGCGGCGCTGCCTACCGCGCCGGGCGCACGACGGGCGCTGTTGCCGAGGCCGTTAAATAGATTGGTGGTTTGCCGCCAAACGCCGGAGAGGTCGGGCAGCATGGATTTGATGCCATTAACCAGTGATTGGATCATGTTGCGGCCGGCGGTAGAGAGTTTGGCCGGTAGCTCAATGCCAAACCAGCGCAGCACAGCGGCGAAGGCTCGATAAAACAGGCCGAGTGGTGACCAATTGACGATTTGGGCAGTGATACCGGAAATGCCGCCGCTGAAAAACGATTTGATGCGCTGCCACATTCCAACAAAAAACGGGGCGACAATATTCCAGTTATTTACAAGGAGACGGGCGAGGCCGACTATCGGAAAAATAAAGTTGAGAATTGGGTTTCTTGCAAATGCGGTGTCAATTTTCTGCCACCCAGCGAGCAGGGCGGTTTTGACGCTCTCCCAATGGGTATAGAGCAGATACAGCGCGCCGACCACGGCCACGATGGCGATAAGCATGGGGTTGGCTATCATCATAGAGATAAGCCCACGGAAGGCGCTGCCAAGCAGGGTAAATGCCCGCGTGAGCAGGCCGATTTTGCCAACGGCCGCGCCGCCGGAAGCTGCCAATGTTACCCAGCTTAATTTCATCACGGCCAGCGGCACGATGACGGCGGAAATTACAGCAGCCAGGGCAGCGAACACGGCCAATGCAATGCCCACAATCGCAATGACTTTCAGGATGGCGTTGGCAGCTTTTGGGTGCTCTTTGGTCCAATTACTCAAGCCGACGGAGATGTCGTTAATCCAACCAATGACGGTGCGCATCTCGCCTTGAATACTGCTGCCGAGCTCGACCATGAAATTAGTAAACGCACCGCTGGCGGCATCCCATAGATTGGTTACGGTGCCGAGGGTGGCATCGATACGTTGTTGCAGGCTGGCCTGATTCTGCAGCTTGGCGGCAAATTCATTGTAACCAGCCTGGCCTTTTTCGATCATGGTATTCAATGCCTGCAGGGTTTCGGCGTTGTCGCCAAAAATGTCTTTCAAAATCTGCAGGCGTTTTTCGGTGTTTACCTGCTGCAATTTGGCGATTTGGGTATAAAAATTCTCGATGCCGCCGAACTCGCCTTTGCCATCGGTAAAGTCGATATTTAAGTGTGAAACGCCCGCATCCTCTAGTGCTTTGCGCACATTGGCACCATTCATGGCACGGGTAAACACTTTGCGCAGGGCATTGCCGGCGCTTTCACCGGAGAGTCCGGCTTGGTCGAGCATGGCAATCAGCGGGCCGAATGTGCGCAAGGCTTCCTCGCCTTTGATTTTGGCAATATCGAGAGCGGGGGCGAGCTTGGCGAATGCACCAAGGATGTTTTGGTCTTCGACGCCGGCGTAGTACATGCGCTGCACGGTATCAACCAAACCGAGCATTTCGCCTTCGGTAGCACGCACGGCATCCTGCAGTTTGGCCGCCATTTCGGCAGCTTCTTCCGGGCTCTTGCGCAGCTGCACGGCGAGATAAGCCGCTGCCTCACCCGTGCCGCCAAGGATGGTTTGGGCGCTCATGCCTTGGCGGATGAGCATGGTCATCAGGTTTTTAAAGTCGGCGGTGGTGCCTGGCAGGCGGTCGCCGAGGCGAGTGGCTAGGGCGTCGATATCTTTGTAGGCGGCAGCCACTTTGCCACTGCTATCCATCATGGCTACGCGCAAATCCATGCCGGCGTTTTCTGCTTCAGCAAAATCCCGAATCGGTACACTTAGGCCGCGCTTAATAGCAACCGCCCCGGCACCGGCAGCCACACCGGCCGCACCCCAGCGGCCAGCGGCGGCTTTGGCATTGGATACGCCTTTTTGTGCGTTTTCCAGGCGGTCGAGCGCAGCTTTCTGCCGGCTGATTTCGGCTGTGGAGCGGGCGGCTTCGCGCTGTAGGCGCATTTGTTCATTGGCGAAATTCTTGGTATCGAAACCGGCCTTGTGCAGCTCACGGGATAACTGGCGGCTCTCATCTGCCAGCTTTTGCTCTTTGGCGGCAGCGGCACGGCTGGCGGCCTCAAGCTGTTTCATGCGGGCAGCTTGGGCGGTGGTTGGCGCACCTTGGGCGGCGATTTCGCGGGTGAGCTGTTTGATTTCGCGGGTGAGTCTGTCGCTTTCGGCAGCCGCTTGCTGCATCTTGCGCTGCAAATCGCCGTAGGCATTGGATTGGCGCATAGTTTGCTGCACGGCGCGCAGCTTTTGTTGGTTTTCCTGCAACACCCCACTCAAGCCACTGGCGGCGCGGGAGAGCTTGGTAAACGCACCACTTGCCTTATCGCTGGCACGCATAATAATATTAAGTACAAGGTCTTTTGCCATGTTTGCCTCTTGATGGGAGATTTAAAATGTACCGCGACTACTCACCAATCCGCCCGCTGGCCGATGGGGTAATGCTGGCTTGGGCTTTCTTCGGTTTCCTGTTGCTGATTGGATTAACGGTGATTTCCGTCGTGCTGCTATTCCAATAAGCCTTCACCAATTTCTAACGCTCGCTTCGGCGGGCGTTTTTATTCGCCTTCTTCCGCCGGGCGGGTGAGCAGCACGGCTCGATGAGTCCAGCGCAATAGAGTGAGCAGGTTCATTTCACCAAATGCAGTAATGCCACCGCCGAAAGTAGCCGCGCATTGGGCGAGGCAGTCGGCGACGGCATTAAAAAACTTCAGCTCCTCTTGCTGTGCGGTGTCGTAGAGGTGCGGGGCGTTGGCTACGATGGCTGCGCAGTCGTCGGCTCGGATGCGGAGGCCGGCAGGTAGCCCAATTCGGCCAGCGCCGCCTCGAACTCCGCCCTCGCCGACGGCGGCGCTGAAAAAAAATCCAAGGCCGTATTTAAAACTTGGGTGTCGGCAATGCCGAGGAATCCGTATTGCTTGCGGGTGAGCTGCGGGGTGCTGATGCGTCCGAGCAGTTTTTGCACTTGGTCGGTGTGTTTGATTTTGATGAGGTCTTGGCTTAGGCCGTCCATGTCTTTGCCCAGCGGCTCGCGCAGAGTTATGCGGTCGCCGTTGCTCAAAATGACGGTTACGGTGTTGTCTTCGTTGATTTGGATGGATTGGTTGCTTTTCATGGGGTTTCCTTGGGATGTTTGATTCAGGCTACCTGAAAATTCAGGCAGCCTTTTTTGTTTCTTACATCATGCCGAGTGCTTTGCGCAGGCCGGCGCGTTCGTCTTTGCCGCCGAAGCTGGCTTTGTTGGCTAATACGTCGAGCTCCAAAATCTCTTGGCCGTCGAGGGTTTCTTTCCAATAGACAAGCGCGATTTTGAATTTGTGCTCGCCGCCCTCGCCCTGCTTGTCGCTGCCGGGGTCGGCTTCGATGATGCGGCCGCGTGCTTCGCCCTTGAGCTCTTGGTAGCTGCCGCCGTCTTCTTGCTGCAGGGCGCCTTGGTAGCGGATGAGCTTGCCGTTGATGCTGGATGTCATGGAGCGCAGCATATCGGCGTCGTAGCCTTTACTGGTGATTTCCAGCTCCATTTTTTCAAAGCCGTGCACGACGGTCATTTCCATCATGGCGCCGCCGGGGGTGTAGTCTTCGGTTTTGCGGGCGATTTTGGGGCGGGTTACATCGACGATGACGCCGTATTGGTTTTCGCCATCGACGAATAAGTTAAATCCTTTGAGGATGCGGGGCATTTTCATGGTGTATTGTCCTTAAATGGTGGTGGCTTTTAAGTTGCTGGCAAAGCTGATTACCTTATCCACCAAGTTCACAAAGAATGTGTCGGTATTGTGTTGGTTGAAAACCATGTTTTCCAGCGGCGGCACATACGTCCATTCATAATCAAAGGCAAACTGGCCGGCTTGGATGGCTTGCGGGGTTACTTTGCCTTTATCCAAGAATACACGGGCGCCGAGGATGTAGCCTTTATTGACGTATTCGGCCAGCTTGGCGTTGATGCCCATGATGATGTCTTCAATCAAACTTGGGTGCATGGGCTTATCCATTGCCCACAAGAAGGCGCTGGCAATGGTTTCTTGGATAATCTGCGCAGAGCGGACGGCGACCTCAAAGGCCAGCATGGGATCGCTGGAACAGGTGCGGTTGCCCCAAACTCTGAAACCATTTTCGCGGATCAGGGTGGTTACATCGGCGTTGTTGAGGGTGTTGGCGTCGCAGTTTTTGTCCAGCAGGGCGAAAGTACGGCCGTATTTGAGCGCGGAAACGCCGTTAATCTCGGTATTAGAGATAGATTTATGCCAGCCGATTTGTGTGTCGAGCTTGGCGCGGGCACCGAGCACGCGGGCAATGGTGGCAGCCGGTTTGTTGGCTTTGGCTGCGGTATCGAAAGCGAGGAAGTCGTTATCGATGAGCATGAGCTCACGCTGGCCGAAGTTTTGGCGGTAGCTGGTTACTTCGCTGATGTTTTCCGCGCCGCCTGCGCTGGCGTAAACAAAGGCACGGGTGGCTTGGGCGAGCCCTACGAGCTCGGTTACCACATCCTGACTATCCATTTCCGGCACGCCGAGGATTTTCGGGGTTTGGCCGGTGATGGCTTTGGCGCGGCGCAGAGCCTTGAGGCCGGTGTAGTTGCCGCCGGTGGCGCTGCCGATGACGTTGGCTTTCAGGGTGTCGGCATTGTCGGACTCGGGCACGCGCACAATCACGATTTGCGCGTCGGCTTGGTCGACGATGGCGTCGAGCGATTTGGCGAGCGTGCCTTTTTCGCCAGCTTTGCCCAGCACGTTGTAGGCGGAGGTGTGGAAAATGGGTGTATTAAGCGGGAATGCGGCGTTGTCGGCATCGTCGGCCGTGCAAACCATGCCAATGATGGCGGTGGAAATATCGGCGATGGCACGGACGCCGTGGGTAAATTCGTTGGCGGTGATGCCGTGGTGGCGGGAAGCAGTCATGGGCGGGATTCCTTGTTGACGGACTGCCCCATCATGCGCGATTGGCGCGCACGGGGCGAGGGTTTTGGTTTTTAGGGGGATTTTTTACAGCTGGCAGCCGCGATTGATAAAGGCATACACCACGGCAGGCAGGCTGTTGGGGCTAAATCGCCAGCTTTCAGGCAGGCCGATGGCTTGGGCGCACCATTCGGAGCAAAACCAACGGCGACGGCTGTGGCGGCAGGCAATAGCCAAACCTATCGCCCCGGCAAAATCATAGGGAGCGGCGCAGGTGTTATCCCACAGGCTTTGCAAACGTTCAGCCATCGCCTGGCTGGCGGGCAGTAGGATGACATCCCACTTGTCCGGCGGCAGCGGCATGACCTTCATACGCACCCCGCCGTCGCGGATACTGGCACTACGGCATTCATACAGCGGCGCGCCGTCGGCAGCGTTTTCAGGTAGCCTGATGGCAATTTCGCAATGGCTGTACTGCCCGCGCGTAATTTGGCGGGTGAGCCAATCGGCGGCGCGGGGGAGCCATACGCGCCAGCCCGTGCCGTCGCGGCGGCCTCGATAAAGGGCTAGATAGATGGGTTGCGTATTCATTGGGCGACCTCCTCAAGCTCGGCGGCGGGCTGCTCATCAAAGTTTGCCGTCCAGCCGTCGCTGTAGTCGTATTTCAGCGGGTTTTCGGCTTTAAGCATGGCGGCTTTATGCTTCTCGGCATTGATAAAATCCGCCTGTTCGTCATCGTGCATGGCTTGCATGATTTCGCGCAGCAGCCCGGGGGTGAGCATCAAAAAGCTGTTATCCATCGTTTTCCAGTTGATGGGCTTTTTAAAGCCGCCCGTTACGCTTTCCAGCGCCAGCGCTAGGTATTGCAGGCGGGTGGCGTCGTCGGTTTGAAACCACTTCCCAACCGATTTGGCGTACACCCCGTGCCGCAGGTTGTCATAGCGCTTGGCTTTGATGCGCTCCCAAACTTCCTCTTGCTGCGCGGCCTTAAGCTGGGCGGCGCACTCTGGGTCGATGTGCCATTGCTCCCCGTCCCAAGTGCTGGATGAGCAGGGCGGCTGCTCGGCCAATAAAGGCTTGCCGTCTTTGCCCGGCATAATCACTTGCCCTTGTGATTGCCCGGCGAGCAGTGCGGCGTGCTGCTCTTGGCTAATCTCTACTGCGTCTTCAGGTAGCCTGCTGTGGATGGCGCTGTCGTAAAACGCCTGATTGGTTTTTGAGTAATAGATAGTCATGTTTGCTCCCGTTAATAACCAATAGCCACCCAATGCACGGTTTTGCTGCCAACTATACCGTTTTCGGAGATGCCGACGTGGCAGCCGGTTTTGGTAATTTTGCCGGCATGGGCGGCCAGTATGTATGAGTAGGTAACCGCACTCTCAAAAATCACAGTGGCCTGCACGTTGAGGCAGGCGTTGGGGAACGCCACCGGGAACACCACCGGCAAAAAGCCGTCGTCCGGCACCTGCAGCGAGCCCCACTCGACAATCAGCCCGTTCGCCATTTTTTGGTAGCCCGTTGCGGCTTTTTGAGCAGCAAACAGGTTGTCGACTGCTTGTGCAAAGTCGGTGATGTCAGCGGCGCGGTGGGTGTGGGCTTTTGGAGCTACCTCGTCGCGGTTTGCCTTTCGCTGTATATCTGCCGCCAGCGTGGAGGCATCCAGCGTGCCGGCGTTGGTTATTTTTCCAAACGCCTTAATCCACATCACCACATCATCTAGGCTGTTTTGTGCCTTAATGCACAGCACCATTACCAAGGCTTTAGGGCGCACCTCGTCAGCAGTGGGGACAGAGCGGGAAGCATCAAACACCACCCGCTTCCTTCTGTTGTTGTGGTCGCTGTCGCCTTTCGAGCTGCTAAATGTCGCATTTGCACCGTCGTCTAAGTCCATCGTGAACGCCCCGTCGGCCTTGGTGTATATCGTATACCGATAGCCGCCGTATAAGGCTTCGATTCCACCCGTAATGTTGCGGATGGCATCGCCCTGTTGTGTACCGACCGTGAGGCTACCTGATGCGTTGCGGATAAAGCGGTCTTCGGCCTTTGGCACCGCATCGATTGAGCCGTACTGCGCCACCAACAGGCGGTAGAGTTCGGGATAAGCGGACTGCGTTACCTTGGTAGCAATCTCGTCGTACTTAATCCAGCCTTCCGGGATGTCCGCAATCGGGAAGTAGGCAGTCATGCCTACGTCTGATCGGTTGAGCTTGGGCAGCTTGTTGCCACCCAATACACGGTGCAGATCGGGATAGGTGGATTGGTTAAAGGTGCTGCCGTCGGCCTTTAAAAAGCCTTCTTGGCTGGTAACGGCGCGGGGGAAGCCGATTACTGCGCCAACTGGCAGGCCTTTGCCGGCAGATTCTTCGGCTTTGTCGTAGGCAGCCTTGACAGCTTTTAATGAGGCTGCGGTGTCTTCGTCGGTGCTATTAGTAACAGAGGAGATTTTAAGCAGGCCGGCGACGCTGTCGGTTGGCACGGCATCGATTTTGTCTTTCAGGTAGCCTGTGCGCCCGACGAGGTGCGAGAGGCAGATATTGATGGGGGCATCGGTGCCGCCGATCACGCGGTCGCCGACCTCGATTTGGCGGACGTTGTCCACCCATTCTTTGGTGTTTTTGATATTAGCCACTTGTGATTGCTCCAAATGTGTAGTTGCCGTTGAAAGTGATTTCGCCGTCCCAGTACAGCGGATTGCTGCGGAAGTCGAGATAGAGCAGCTGGCAGCGGGCAGGGGCGATTTCTGCGAGCAGCGCCTTGATGACTTCGGCCTGCTCGATGCTGACTACCCGTTTGAGGACGATGGCGTATTTGGCCCAGTCGCCCGGTGCGCCGCCGAACAGGTGCGAGCCGTCAAAGCTAAAGCTGCCGTCCCATGTTTTTTCAGTTACCCGCTCCAAGATGTCCACTTCGCCGAGCTGCAAATCCCTAAACAGGCGGCGGATGACTGCCGGCGTACCTTTGAGCTGATGCTTTTCGATGTAGCCGGCGATGAGGTTGCGCTGCGCTTGTTCGGTTTCGGCAAAGCGCCAGCCTTCGGCGTCGCTGATGCTGTTCTCCCACGCCAGCCACGGCAGCCAGGCGGCGGCACACACAGCCGGGTCTTTTGACTGGGTAATCACGCGCCAATCGATGGCGGCGGTTTCGGCCTCGGTGAGCCGGGCGAGCGCGTGCATCAACGGGCTGTTGTTGCTGGGGAGGATGGTTTGGCTCATGCGCCGACCTCGCGGGCGGTTATGGTGGCGACGCGGATAAATTCGCCGGCGGTGCAAACGATGTCGGCGGTTGGCTGGATCAGGCGCACTTTTTTCGCGCCGACCACATCGAGCGCACCGATGATTTTGGATAGTGCCAGCTCACCGGCCAGGCCGCTGTTTTCATCCAGCACCTTATCTAAATCACGGCGCTGCTGTGTGGCGACCAGGGTTTTATCGGGACCACTCTCAAACACGGTTTCATATTCGATACTGATAACCTTCGGCGTGGCTGCTTCTACTTCGACCAAGTCGTTTAATGGGCGGCGCTCTTCAGCAGACAAGTAGGCGGCCACAGCATCGAGCAACGAGCGCTCCGGCACGCCTTGGTTGGCGTAGCTCTTGATATAGACGCGCACGGTTCCGGCCACGGGGCGGGTAGGGTTGGCATCCTCTACGCCATCTACGTCCAGCGCATGGGCGATGTAGGCGGCACGAGGCCCAGCCGCTGCGAATTTCTCCGGGTGGAGCTGGATGCGTTTGCGGAAATCGCTGTCGGATTCTTTGATTTCCGGAACGGGCGGGATTTGCGTGGGGTCGGCGGCTTGAATGATTTTGCGGGTGAGCCCACGACCGGCGCCGATATGGTCGAGGTCGGCACCGGCAGCCAAGGCCAAAAAGCCGGCGCGGGTTGCTTCGTTGATGCGCTGGCGCACCAACATTTCGGAATAGGCTTGCTGCTGCAGGTCGATGGTGAGCGGTTCGCTTTCGAGCTCCAGCGTGGCGGCAATGACGGTGCGGATATTTTCCGGACAGAGCGCAATGAGCTGCTGCTTTTTGCGCGCAAAAATCTGCTCAAAGCTAAACACCTCAACCGCATCAGGGGCGGGCAGTTGGGTAAGGTCGATTTCCATATGGTTACAATCCGACAATAAAGTTTTCGATTTGGCCGCCGAGCCGCCCGGTGATGCTGATTTCCACGCGTAAGCCGCTATCGGCCTGGACGGCGCGGGTTTCGGCGGCAGTAATCACCAAACGCGGCTCCCATTTGGCGAGCGCCAACACTACGGCGGCATTGCAGCGCAACAGCGTTACCTCGTTGAGCGGGGCATCCATCAGCAGGGGTAGCAGGCTGCCGTACTCCTCACGCTGGACGCGGGTGCCGACGGCGGTAAACAGGATATTGCGGATGGATTGGCGGACGTGCTCGGCCAGCGGCAGCAGGCGGCCGGTGGTTTCGGACATCATTTCGGGCCTCCTGTATCTGCACCGCCTGCCAGCACGCCGCTGTGGACGTGGTTGTCGAGCACCACATTGTTGCTGCTCACTTTGCCGGTGTTTTCAAAGTTGCCGTTGTGTTTAAAGTCGCCAGTGATGGTGGTGGTGCCGGTGGCGCCGTTGCTGCCAGCCATCCCGGCCTGATAAGTAAACAGGCCTTGTACTGTTACTGCTCCCGTAAAGGTGCTTTGCGGGCAATCGACGGTAGTCAGGCTGGCGACTTGGATATTGGCGGTATTGATGCCGGATATGTCGAGCTTGCTGGCGGCGTGGTTGTATTTGGCGACTGCGCCGTCTGGAAATTTGACAACGGTTTCGTCTGCCGATTGGCCGGGTTGCGGGAATTGGTCGGAGGCCATGCCGCACAAGACGACACCGTTGGCGGGTTCGCCGCTGGGGGATAACACAATGCAATTTTCGCCGACGCTAGGCGGGCGGTGCACGGATACGCCGCCGGCAGCGGGCACGAAATAAGGCAGCCAATCGGTGGTGAGGCCGCCGTGCAGCACGCGCACGCGGCCGGCTGCCGGGTCGCTTTCGGCGATGGTGCCCTGCTTGATGAGGTTGGCGAGCAGGCGGGAGAGTTCGGCGGTGTTCACGGGGCGGCTCGTAAAATGGACGTGTGCCGATTATGCCGCCGCTATCGCGCGGTGGCTGTTGGCGGCTGGTTTGAGGGGATTTTCTACAAGAAGCGGGAAAGGCTACCTGAAATTTCAGGTAGCCTGATTTATTGCTGGGCAGCTTGAAAATATTGGATAACCAGCTCTTCAATCAGGCTCAAATCTTCAGCAGAGAAACCGAGCAGAGCACGGGCGGGGCGGCCGTCTTCGCCGTATTGGTGGGCGGCAGCGATATAGGCAGCCAAACCGCTCATAAAGCCGACAGCCGCCTCGTTATCGGTGGCTTTCAGTTTGAGATATTTGTATTGGTGCAGCTTGCGAAACATCAGCTTGCCGCGCGGGCTGTTGTCCGGTTTGCCGATTTTGCTGCGTAGAGCTTTGAATAGGTGGCCGGTGGTGTATTCCCAACCGGCCACGGCATCGGTATCGGGCAGTTGGCGCAGGGTACGGAAGCGGCGCAGTTTGCCGTTGTAAACAAAATCCTGCTCCACCCGCAGGCGGCCACCGAATTTGCGCGCGGCCACGCCACGGCGCGGGGTGAAGCGGCTGCCGTCTGGCGCGATGTTGGCCTGGATGCGGCGTTTGTTGGCTTGGCGGATATGGCGGCCAATGTCGCCGGCGAGGCGGCGGCGTTCGGCGGGCGACAGCTTGCGGATGAGGGTGTCGAGGTTTTCGATGTAGCGGTCGAGTTCGGGGGATGCGGACATTTCAGGTAGCCTCTTCAGGTAGCCTTAACCGCCAATGCCGAGGATGCCGGTGAGGTCAGTTTTATGCTGCGGCTCGGCCGTGTGGTCGATTTGGACGTTGCCGTTATCGTCTACCAAGGCTCGGGTGCGTTCGGAGAGTTTGAGCTCGATGAGGATGTCGTAGCTGTTATCGGCGAGGATGTCGGCCTCGAAGCTGTAGGCGGCGGGGTCGGTGTTGCCGGGGCCGAGAATATCGGGCTGATGAGTTTGCAACCAATTGACGATGGTGGTGTGCAGCACGTCGAGGTTGCCGGTGAAATCAGTAATCAGCAGGGAGAGGGTAAATTCGGCGGTGTGCGATAGGGTAGCTTTGTAGGCGCGGATGTGGCCGTTGCCGACAAACAGGGTGAGTTTGTCGGGATGTTGTGCGATTTCCGGCAGGCTTTTTTCAATCGCGGCGCGCAGCGATGCGGGTTTTTCCATAATGTTCGATTTCCTCCTGGCAGGTTACGCAGCAGCGGCAGCCGATAACGGCGCGGCGGCGCTCTTCGGGGATGGGTTCGCCGCATTCTTCGCATTCGTAGGCGGAGACGGCAGCGGCGGTTTGGCTTTTTCTTATCTGCTCCTCGATGGCGAGACGGCGGTGCATCTCTTCGATTTCGCAGGCTTGGTCGATTTGGCGGCTCATGGTTTGGGCGTGGTGGTGAGGCATTGTTGCAGGGTATCGCGGGCGATTTTGCATTGCGCCAATTCGGCATCACGCTGCAAATAGGCTTGGGCGAGGTCGCCGTTGGTGGTGAGACTGACGGGGGAGCGGGTGCACTCGGGCACGGCTGGGCAGCTCGGGGGCAGATAACGAACAACGGTTTTCGGGGTGCAGGCGGCCAGCAATAAGGTGGCGGCAATGACGGCTTGGGCGTGGCTCATGCGGTTAATCCCTCCAAATAGACAGTTTGCAGCCTGCCACCGATGCGGCGTTTTGCCGATGTTTTAACTTGGTTGCGTTCGGCGCTGTGGTGGCGGCAGCCGAAATGCACCCATGAATTGATGCCAGGCGTATTAGGAAATTCGAGGATGAGCTGGTCGAAAGTAATCAGCCCCTCATTACGCATTTGCATGATGTCTTCGGCCAGTTGGCGGCTGGTGAGGCCGGCGGCGCGAATGTCGGCAGCCGAGCCGTGCAGGTGGGCGGACGTGGGCGAGCCACCGGCGGCGCGATTGACTGCCGGGCTGCGAAAGCAGGAAGTAACGCGGATGGCGACGCTGTGGCCGTATTTTTGGCACAAATAGGCGCGGATTTTTTCCAGGCGCTCGGCGGTGGATCGGATATTGGCGAGCTGGGCATCGTTTGGCTGATTGTTGAGGCCACGGGCGGCAGCGATGCCGCTGCGGGTGAGCTCGGCTAGGGTGAAATGCGGGGTGATTTGGATGGTTTCAGTCATTTTTTAAATAGCTCCTTCAGCGATTCGGGCAGCTCGGTGTCGCGCCATGCGGCATTGGTTTGCAGCGCTTGAGCAAGTGCATCACGGCGGGCAGCAGCTTCGGCTTGAGCGGCGGCGAGCTGCTGCATCATTTGCTGGTTGGCGGCCTGCAGCGCGGCGGCACGGTCGTTGGCTTGCTTGAGCTCGCCGCGGCTGGTTTCGAGGTCGTCTTTGGCATAGGTGAGCTGGGTTTGCACGGATTTGAGGCGGTAGTGCTGTACAGTTTGGGCAATGCCCGAAGCGGCGAGCAGGGCGGCGAGGATGATGGGCAGATTAATTTTGACGGGGAGCATGGTTTCGGCTTTCAGGTAGCCTGAACTGGTGCATTTTTTGCACCAGTTCAAAAATTACACTATTCGGGAAGATGTTATTTTTCGACTGCCGGTTCGGCTTGAGCGGCATAGCGCGCGTAGGCGTTGGCGAGCTTGCTGTCGTAGTTGTGCCGTTTGTAGGCGGGGCCGTTGTAGAGGCTGGCGAATTTTTCCCAGTCTTTTTTCTGCAGGGCGGTGTGCATGGCTTTATTGGCTCTAACAAAGTTGGCAAAGGCTCGGAGCTGCTGCCCTTCGCTCTCTTTCATTGCATCGACAAATTCATCCACGGAATCAAAGCCGGCGGCCGCGTGGTTTAAGCCCATGATTTGAAACAAACCCCACGAAGCGGCGGCCATGCCGGCAGTTTTATCGATGCCCATTGCGCGGGCGAGGCGCGGATATTCGGCCACGCCGCCGCGATAGCCGCCCGGCTGCGGGTGGCAGACGTGAGGGGCTTCTGCGGCCATGCTCTCGGCAAAAGCTTTACCTTTGGCTTTGACCAGCTCTTTATAAAAAATGTGGCGCTCAAACAGGATTTTGACGCGGCCGTCTTTCAGGTAGCCTGTGCCGGCGCTCTCCACCTGCACTACGGCTTTGACGGCGGCGGGTTCGACCTGCAATAGCTCGGCGGCATAACGGATGTCGGCTTCTTTCAGGTAGCCTTTTGTGGATACATGGGCAATGGCGGCGGCGGTCGCGGGGCCATAAATCCCGTCTGCAACGAGGCCGCGCTGTTGTTGGTAAGCGATGAGGGCGGCTTCGGTTTTATCGCCGAAATCACCATCGGCGGCGATTGGGTGGCCGGCGGCGATGAGGGCACGTTGTAGGACGGCGACTGACTCGCCTTTATCGCCATGCTTGAGCAATGGGGTCATGATGATTTACTCCGGTTTCCTGGTGGTTGGATTTTGGTAACGTTGCCACGCGCCAGCAGGATGCTGCCTGTATAGAGCGCGAGGCCGAGGATGAGCAGCCAAACGATGAGACGGTCGGCGCGCAGATAGGCGGCGCCGGCGAGCGCGGCCATTTGTAAAAAAATCAGATAGGCGATGACGGAGGCCAGCGGCTTGTGTGTTTTGCCGCGTTTGTCGAAAAACATCACGCTGATGGCCGAGGCAGTGGCGAGGGCACCAATAATGCCGTATTGCAATGGGGTCATCATAAATCTTCCTCCTCTCGGGTACGGCGGTCGATGATGGAATAGGCGTACTGGATCAGGGCCACGGAAAATGCGGAGGCGAGCACGGCACCGGTGAACTCGTTTATTTGCAACAGGCCACGGTCGGGCAACATCCAATTGAGAATGGCGGCAGCATCTTCGCCACCAAATACGCCGGAGAAATAGGAGAGGGCAAACAGCCAAGCCTTATATACCGGGCCATGCCCGCGACGGCTCAAGATAAACAGGCTGGATCCGACCAGTGCGCCGAAAGCGATTGAAATAGGTAGGTGGTAGCTGCCGATCACAATAACGGCGGTATTGACTAGAGCGGTGTGTTTGTCAGAGGTAGGGGTTGGAGTCATGATTGGTTTAATCCCACAAATTGACGGTTTTAATAACAGCCGGCTCGTTGTTGTTTTGTTGGATTGGCAGGCTGATGGCGATACCAGCAGGCAGTTGTGCAGGATAGCGGCACAGGCCGGGGTTACGCTCCAAAATCTCTTCCACGCGTTGGCGGCTGCTGCCATAGAGGCGATAAGCAATGGCGCTAATGGTGTCGCCTTCGGTGCTGATGACAGTATCGGCGGCTTGGTTGATTTGGCGCATTTCAGGTAGCCTCAAAGTAGCTCTGCATCAATGCGGCGGCGACCGAGCAGCCAGGCAATGGCGTGATGCCCTTCGCGGCGGTAGTCTTCGGCTTGCTCTTGTTTGGCGGCGGCACGTTCGGCAGTTTTACCTGTGGCGTCGTAGTCGGCATAGGCTTCGAGCAATAAGGCTTTGGTGTAGCAGTACACGGCGCGGCGGTAGCGGTGGTGGCGGATACTTTCGCCATTGATGGTGAGGTCGTCGGCGCGGGCGAGATGCGGGCGCAGGCGCATCAGCTCGGACAATTGGGCATTGACATAGGCCACTGCTTCGATTGCTGTATGGTGCAGGCGTTCGGGGGAGATGGTGGTGTCAATGCGGGCAGCTTGGCGCAGATGGTCGAGGTCGATTTCCGGCCAAAAACTGCCCGAGCTGATGTTTTTTAGCCTGGGCGGCTGTTCGTTACTTGGGGCAGTTGGGAAAGTGAGTTCGGACATGGCACGGCTCGGAGGTTATGTTTTGGTATGGCGGCAGCGGCGGCACGGGCTGGCGGCAAAGGAAACAAAGGAAATCCGACAGACAGGCCGCCGCGCCCCATACGGCGGGGGAGAGGGTCAGCTGCTTTTGCTTAAGGCGGCGATGCGGGTTTTCACGCCAATGCGGTCGTTGTAGTTAAGGGCGGTTTCGTACAAGCTGCGGGCGTAGTCGGGCATTTGCTGCACTTCGGCCCATTCGCCGGCCGCTTTTAGTAGCTTGGCGCGGATGTTGTCATTGACGTTGTAGCGGTGCATGCCGTCTTCGCCTTTGGCTGTGGCCCATTCAACCAAGGTTTTCAGGTGCTCGCCGGTGATGGTGTAACCGGTGGAAAGCTGGTCTGCGTACTCTTCAAGCAGCAAATCAGGCATTTCACGTTGGAACTCATCAGCGGTTGGCAATTGGTGCTCTAGCGCGAAAGAGGCGAGCGGCATGGCTTCATCAAGCAGGCCACAATCAATCATCCAAATCAGCACAGTTGGCGTGATTTTGTCGTCGGCTTGGGCTTGCTCACCCTGCAGCACGCCGGCAATCCATTCGGCGTAGGCTGGCAGCATGTCGGCCTTGGCTTTGGCTTTATCGGTGTTGCTGTTGATGGCCTTGAGGATGGTTTTGTCTTGATACAGTTGTTTGAGCAGCTGCTGGTAAACGCTTAATTCAGCGAGCGGGATGTCGCCACCAGCCTCGGCGGCGAGGCGGGCGCTTTCCTGCAAAAAGTGGCGACGGGCGGGGCTAGTCATAATTACGGTTTCCTTGATGGTTCGGTAAACGGCCGGCTGCCGAATGTGGCAGCCGGCTGGCGGTGGTGGTTAGGCGGCGTATTCGAGGTTTTCCACCAGCACGGCGGCGCCGTACTCTTCGACGATATAGTCGATATTTTTGGATTGGTAGCTCTCGATTTGGTCGCGCTCGGGGGCATCTTTGATGTGTCTGCGTTCGCCGCCGGTCTGATAGTAGATAGACAGGTTTTTCAGCGGGGTAACAAGGATGGTGTCGGCCGGGAAATTGGGGACATACATCACGGGCAAGCCGCCGAGGGTGCGTTTCTCATTCAGGCGGCCGCCGGCCTCGATTTCGGTGGCTTTGTCGCCGCTGGCATTGACGATGCGGAGGTATTTGTCGCCCACGGTGCGACGTGAAGCCAGCACAACGAAGTCGGTGCGGTCGGCAAAACGCTCATCCATCATTTCGTTGAGCACATCGGTTACCACGGCATCTAGATTTTTGTATTCAGATGCGCCGGGGCCGTATTTAACCGCCTGCTTGGTGGTGCCGATTTGGCCGGACTGCCAGCCCATCACGCGGGTTTGGTTTTCCTCACGCATTTTCTGCAGCCAGCCTTTGGCTACGTCTTGCAGCAGCGGATTGCTGGCAAAATCGCTGTCTTTCACGCGTTTCTTGCCGTTGACGCCGATGGTAATCAGGCTGATGCCGATGGATTCGGCGATTTTCTTGTTGATGCGGGCGGGGAAATCTTTGGCGACAGCAGCCCAGCCGTCGATTTCGTCGTAGCGTAGGGCCACGTCGAAGTTGGTTTTTTCCAGCAGGAATTTACGGTCGCTCAAACTGTGGATGCTGCGCGGGGCGCGGGTTTTGTTGGCCGCTGCGGTGTCGGTATTGGAGCCGATGAGGCCGCTGGATAGGCCGATAATCTGGCCGATTTTTTCCTCTTTCCCGACGATGTTGATTTTCTGCAGCAGTTCGCTGGAGAGGGCGATTTCGTCGTACATCTTCTGCACGGCAGCGGGTTCGACGGCAAAGTCTTTGCTGACTTCATCGGGGGCGATGTGGTTGGCGGCGGCGACGGCGCTAAACAGGCCGGCGATGGCGGTTTTTCGTTGTTGGGTGCGCATGATGGTTTCTTTCTGTAGAGGATGTGGCGGTTTAGGTGTGGTGGTTTCAGGTAGCCTGTTGTTTACCAGCCGACTGTCGGCTGGTTGTTGCTGCCGGTGTGCTCTTGGCGTTCGCCTGCGGCGGGCTCGGTTTCGAGGCGGGCGAGCAGGGTGTCAAATTCCTGGCGCAGTTTTTCGTGGTTGGCGGCCAGCTCGTTGTAGGCTTTACCGTCGGCCTCTTGTTTGTCGAGCAGCTTTTGCACGAGCTCGGCTGCGGTTTGGTATTCCTGGCGAATGTCAGCGATGGGGTGGCTGTAGTCTTCCGGCTTCGCGGCGGGCGGTTGGGCAGGCTCGGCTGGCTGCTGCTCGGGTTTGCTGCCAGCAGTGAATTTGGCGAGCAGGCTGGCAAACAGGCTTTCGGCACCGGCTTCGGTGAGCGGTTTGTCGGCGGTTGGGTTTTGTGGCCGGGTTTGGTTTTGCGGCATAACGGTTTCCTCAAGTAGGCGATAGGCGGAAAAAACGGTTTGTTGGCTACCGGCTTGTTCGGCGGCGCGGGAAAAATTGGCGGTGGTGCCGAGGCTGGCCGGGGTGTCGGTAATAGCGAGGCCGGCGAGGTAGGCTTTGCCGGTGTCGGCGAATGGGCGCACGATTTCCATGCTGGTATAGATTTTCTTGCCTTCATCCCATAGCTTTTGCAGGGCGGGCAGCACAGCGAGCTTGGCGTGCAGTGCGGTTTTGCTCGGGTCTTTGTGCCAAGGTTCGGTTTTGAGTTTGAGCACGTCGCCATAGCCGCCGGCATAGTCGGGCAGCAGGAAATTGACGTGCTCTAGGTTGATGCGGGCGCCGTAGATTTCGGGGTCGTATTGCGCGGCCATTTCCTCCAGCTCTTGGGCGTTGATGAGGCGGCCGTCGATGGTGTCGCCGGAAACGCCGACAATGCGCCAATCGGTGGTGGTGGCTTTGCTATCAGGCATGGTTTGGTCTCGCTGTCTTGGGTGTGCGGATGGCTTGCGCGTAATAAGATGCGGATAGTTTGGCGGCAGCGGGTGGCGTGGTCTATCCGCTGTTGTTTTGGGGGGATTTTTTACAAATGCGGGATGATGCCAGCAGTCGCAAAACGGGCGATTGTTGGCTTTATTTATTTACCGACTGCAAAAAATGAGCCGAAAACACATTACGCCGCCGTCAACCGCTGCGATTGCCAGCAACCTCGACCCGCGCATTCAGGCGCGGCTGCTGTATTGGCAGGGCTGGCGCATTTCTGATATTGCCCGCCTGCTCGGGCTCAAGCCGCCCGCCGTTTACAGTTGGAAAAACCGCGATAACTGGGACGGCGGCACGCCAATCCAGCGGGTGGCGGCCAGCGCGGAAATGCGTTTGCACCAGCTGATTAGCCGGCCGAAAAAATCGGATGCGGATTACAAAGAGATTAAGCAGTTGTTTGGCTTGATGGGCGGACAGCCGCGAAAGGATGCTGCGCCGGAAGTGGCCGAGCTGGGTGAGGTGTTGCCCGATGCGCCGAAAACAGCGGATGAGCCACCGCAGAAAGGCAAGGGGCTGCGCATGGTGGTGGATCACGGGCACAAAATACCGACTATCGACAACCCGCCGAAGCCGCCGCATGAGGAACGTGAGCGGGTGCCGAGTAATCGCAAGCCGGAGCCGAATGTGTTTACCAGCGAGCAAATGCTGCGGGTACAAGAGATTTTCCGGGAGCAACAGTTCGACTATCAGCGTGCCTGGTGGCAAAACAAGGCGCGTTTCCGCAATATCCTCAAAAGCCGGCAAATCGGTGCAACCTTTTTCTTTGCCCGTGAGGCATTGGTGGATGCGCTGGTTTCAGGCAAAAACAAGATTTTCCTATCGGCCTCGCGCGCGCAGGCGTTTATTTTTAAGCAATACATGATCAGCCTGGCGCAGATGGTTGACGTGGAGCTTAAGGGTGATGTAATTCGGCTGCAGAATGGTGCCGAGCTGCATTTCTTGGGCACCAACAGCCGCACCGCACAAGGTAGGCACGGTGATTTGTATGTAGACGAGTATTTTTGGATTCCTGATTTTGACGAGCTGACACGGCTGGCAAAACCGATGGCGGCGCAAAAGCACTACCGCATTACTTATTTCTCGACGCCATCGAGCACGGCACATGCGGCTTATCCGTTTTGGACGGGTGAGCGGTTTAATCGTGGTCGCCCGGAGGCGGAGCAGGTTAAGTTGGATTTATCGCATGCGGCCTTGGCTGCCGGCCGAGCTTGTGAGGATGGGCAATTTCGCCAAATCGTTACCTTAGACGATGCCGAGGCAGGTGGCTGCAACTTGTTCGACCGCCAGCAATTGCTGCTTGAAAATTCGCCGGAAGAGTTCCGCCAGCTCTTTTTGTGTGAATTTACCGAGGACGGCAGTAATGTGTTCAGCTTTGAATTACTGCAAAAGTGTGCGGTGGATTCGTGGGATGAATGGCGTGATTTTTATAAGCCGTTTGCAGCTCGACCGGTTGGGATGTTGCCGGTGTGGATTGGCTACGATCCGACCGACTCGGGAGATGCGGCGGCGTTGGTGGTGGTGTTAGCGCCACGCTTTGCCGGCGACAAATTCCGCATCATCGAGCACCACATGCTGCGTGGCAATAATTTTGAGGAACAGGCTGCGTTTATCAAAAAGACGACCGAGCGCTACAACGTGCAAAAAATCGTGGTAGATAAGACGGGGCTGGGGGCAGCGGTGCTGCAACTGGTACAAAGCTTTTTCCCGCCGGTGGTTGGGGTGCAATACTCGCTGCAGGAAAAGTATTTGATGGTTAATAAAATGCACTCACTCTTGCGCGACCGCCGCGTTGAGTGGGAACTGGATCACAAGGATATTACTGCGGCATTTTTGAGCATCCGCACAGTGGCGACGGCCAGCGGCAAGCAGGTTACTTATGCCAGCGGCCGCTCGAATGAATTAAGCCATTCGGATGTGGCATGGGCAGCGTTGCAGGTGTTTTATCAGGAGCCGCTGGACGGGTCGCTTGCGACCGGTGGCGGCGAAGTGGAAATTTTCTAATGGAGCAAAACAATGAGCAATATTGATATGGAAGTATTCAGCTTTGAGGATTTACCCGGTGAACATGGTCTGTTTGACTTTTTAGGCTGCCTGAATAACGGGGTTTATTATGAAACGCCGGTGAGCTGGCTTGATGTGGTGCGTCTATTAGAAAAAGGGGTGCATCATGCTTCGGCAATTCAGGCCAAAATCAATATCCTCAAAGTAACGTTTGAGCCGACAAGGTATTTATCGCGGGCGGAGTTTGAAAAGCTGGCATTTAATTACTTGGTGCTGGGCAATGGCTACCTGGAAATGCAACGCAACCGCTTCGGCGAGGTGATCGGTATGCAAAGCCGGCTAGCTCTGTACATGCGCCGTGCGTCTAATCTTAAAGATTTTGTCTATTTGCGCAATGATGACTTTGGCGTCGACTACGAAAAAATCAGTGGCAATCAAATCGTGCATATCATGCAGCCTAATCTGAAGCAGGAGGTTTATGGGATGCCGTATTATTTGGCGGCTCTCAACTCCATCGACCTTAACGAGAGCGCGACTCGGTTCAGGGTGCGCTACTATAAAAACGGTTCACATGCTGGATTTATTCTGTATGCCACAGACACCAAGATCGATGAAGAGGGCTGGAATAACGTTAAGCAGCAGCTCCGCAACTCTAAGGGCAACGGCAACTTTAAAAACGTGGTGCTGCGGGCGCCTGGCGGCAATCCTGACGGCATCAAATTAATTCCGATTGCAGAGATCGCGGCAAAGGATGAGTTTTTAAACATTAAATCTGTGAGCGCTGAAGATATGCTGGCTATCCACCGTGTGCCGCCGTCTCTAATGGGTATCGTGCCCAAGGCAACCGGTGGGCTTGGTGATGCGATGACAGCGGCCAAGGTGTTCGCCCGCAATGAGGTGACGCCGCTGCAGCAAACGTTTATCGACATCAACGAGCGGCTTGGGTTTGAGGTGTTTAAGTTTGCACCCTACGAAATAGAGCCACAGGCCGCCTGA